GTCGCCATTTAAGCTACCTCTTTCCAATCCGGGTCTTGGCTTGAACTTGCATCCGACCAAGACGGGGTTTGTGATGTTGATACTGCGCTCCATTCGGGGTCTTGGCTTGAACTTGCATCCGACCACGAAGGCGTTTGTGATGTTGAGACTCCACTCCATTCTGGGTCTTGACTTGGATCAACGAGTCCCCAGACGAGGATGCCTGTAATCTCTCCGGTTCCTGCAACTCCTGTGACCGCAACATTCGACTCGCCCGTAACCGTAACCGAGCCAACTGCTCCAGTACCCGAAAGCCCAGTAACACTGACATTCGCAATGCCGGTTGCAACAAGCGTTCCGACAGCGCCAGTGCCTGCCAACCCCGTTGGAGAGACTGTGGCACCGCCCGTAGCCGTGAGGGTACCGACTGAACCTGTGCCTGCAACACCTGTCGGAGATACATCAGCGGCTCCTGTCGCTGTTAAACTGCCAACAGACCCCGTGCCTGCCAGCCCCGTGACCGCAACATTCGCTGCCGCCACCACCGTAATGGTACCAACGGCTCCTGTTCCAGCCAGCCCCGTGATTGCCACATTGGCAACCCCGGTAGCTACTAAAGTTCCTACCGCGCCAGTGGCTGCGACCCCCGTAAGTTCGACGGGAACGGGTTCGCCCCACGGACCCTCTCCCCACTGAAGTCGGCCCCATCCAGTGATCTGGGCCATACGTTAACCTATGCTATGCGTATAACCGCATTACTAGCATCAGCAGTGGGGAACGTAATCGTAAAACTACCCGCTGTGCTGGTCTTATTGCCACCGAAATCAAACACCGCCACAGAAGGATCTCCTGTCGCCGTGTCATTAAAGATCATGCAGCCTCTGGCCGTGATCGTTGCGGTACCAAACGTTAAATCCGCAAAATCGGTAAACGCCGTGGTACCCGAAGTCGTTGGTTCGACCTTGGTTAACGTTCCACCCTTAGCCGTATAGTTCGTACCCGTCGCTTCCTGCGAAGTGCTATACGCCGTGGTTGCAGCACTCATCGTGGCTGAACTGGTGTACAGCGCCAACTTGAACGTGTTCCCACCCGTGGAAAAATTGTGCTTGGCTTGCAAGAGTTCTTTCTTGAAGCTCGTACACATTGCCTGTGTGATTGCCATTACAGCCTCCTAATGATTGCGGCCATATCACAGTGGCCCTGTTGTTCAAGTTTATTCCCTATCGTACACATATGACTATCCACAGCCTTATGCATGTAATCCGCAAGCAATACTTCCACCTGTTTCTTAAAGACATGAGCCTGTTGTCGTATCGGCTCAGGAGCCGTATTACTAATACTTACAATTCTGTTCGCCGCCATCGTGGCCCATTCTTCTGGGGTATGACCCCGATACTCCGTGGTCTCTACTCCAAGGGTTCCAACCGAAGCCTCTAAATCAACTTGCAGCATCAGTAACTCTTCGGCTCAACAGGTTGGGTGATCTGCACATTGTCCTGGCGTCCATGAATCGACACCACGACTTCTTCTTCCTGCTCAATTTCAGAGAACGGTGTGACCTTGAGGTTACCTTTTTCAAGGTAAACGACCGGCGGATTCTCCAAGCGGTGATAACCGTAAAGCCGTTCCTTCTCCGCCACATTGGTATCCAGTAACGGGGAGCGTGGCGCAATCGCCACCTCCATCCCAACCACCATGCAGCGGGACAACCAGAATTCACAGCAGGCACGCCCTAACTCGCCATAATGGATATTGGTGGAATAGGTAAAATCAGCGCCAAACACACTAAGCCTCCCTATGCGCTTCCATAACGCAAAGGCAATGGCGTAAGAAATCGTGTTGTTGAAATAACCACACCCCAACTCCCCTACAACCTCTTCCAACGGATAGAGCTCAATGGCGGGCACACGCTTATCCAATTCACAGGAATACACCGGACACGTCAGCGTGGGCAGAATCTTCCGCATGACCTCGGTTTGACCGCCAGAATCCTCGCTATCAAAGAAGCGCGAGGCAGGATCCATCATAAAAACACGATCCGCGTTCACTACAGCACACATCGAATTAATCGCCCAAACTTCGTCGTACTCTTCGCTATGGGTGATCGACAGGTGATAGTCCAACTGACTATGGCCAAGCCCCAAAAGGGCCACATGCTTACCTTCCAAAGTGTCCTTAGACGGGGGCATTAGCTGCAGGCTCCAGCATGGCGCTACGACTACGTAAGTCATAGCGATATTCATCGTTAACGGTTTCAGCCATTTGTTTCAAATTAGCCATGGCCTCTTGGAAGCGTTGTTCAAATAACTGCAATTCAGGAGGTGCCATTTTCAAAAAGGTACCTCCCTCCATTAAAGAACCGTACAACATGGCATTCATCGCATTGGTCGAAAGCCACGTTGTACCGTCTGAAGCCCCCGCCGTAAGCGAGGCAGGCCGATATTTGTAATGAAGCTCAAACGTATAAGTATCATCAGGGGTCGGAGCCAAAATAAATGTGTCATCGTCAAAAACCGCATAATACACAGGTAAACCAGTTGTTGCCTCGGCTGGCGTGTAGTCACGAATAAACGTCACATGCTTAAACCACAAGTAGGAATAAGTGCTGCTGGAGATCACGGCCAGACTAAAAGGCGATAAAAAATCGGTGGGGGAACCTAAATACGGCGTTCCAGACGTAGATGTACCCGTCACATTCTTCCGAAACACGGGCAAATCCACACTTTTTAAGATCCGTTCTTCAGTGGATTTAATAAAATTAGACAAATTATTGGTAAACGTGGTCTCTGCACTATCTAAGTACTCCTTGATCGCACTCTCCAACGTAGTCAGCGTAAAGCTCATATCAGTTTTGCACCGTGGTTACCGTTAAATCCCCTACCACTCCTTGACCAACCAGACCATTAAAGGCATGACCAATCATGGACGGTGGGTCGTTAACTGTTGAAGTCATAGGTCCTGGTACTTCCGTAGTCACCACCCCTAACTGAGCTTGAGGCAACGGTACTTCAGGCCGCGGCTGATGAAGAGATTCAGCATCCGGTCCCATCGGTGGAGGATCTAGTTGCGGGTTTTTAACCTCATAACACTCAGGACACACTTTAAAACCGGTCCATTCCATCTGTAATTGCAGATAACGATAACGCCAACCGCATCGATCACAAATCGCTAAGGCACGTTTACCTACGGCATAGCCCATTACACATAGGTCCTATGTGGCACTAGATGCACAGACGAACGGTCTTCATCGTAGCGAATGGCTGATTGTAAAGCAGTTTCATACAGCGGCTGCAAAACTGGAAATTTAGCTGGATTGCGTTTTAAAGCTAAAGAAGACGCCAAGCCCAACACCATGCACGGAAGAAAACGCGCCGGAAGATCAAAGTCATTAATCGCCGTATCGATGTCTTGAATACGAGTCCATCGGTACGAAATAAACTGGTCCGTGGAATTCTCAGGCGTAGGCCAGAGATACACGGTCGGCGTAATGGTGCGTTCGACATAAAACTGTGTCGGTCGCCCCTTAGTGGCCTTATTCGGAATATTAATGTACGAATTACGATCAATACGGTTTAGCTGAAGGTCCGTATCCGTACCACTGACATCACGCCGAATAATGGCATCGAGAATATCAATGTCGTAGGTGTTCAGCGCATAGGTGGCTGTTCCTTCTGTCACAGTCACACTCTCCTGGGAAACTTCCCAGAGCTGCACACCTCGATTAGACCAATCGGCAAAGAGAATATTCAAGGATCGACGCGCAGCTAGCGCGTCGTACCCTGTACGGAGTTCTAAGCCAGCAAGCTCGTACGCCTCTTCAATCGCCGTGGCCGCATCAAGACTAAACGTTCGCGTCCCGGATGTAGCCATAAATCAGCCGTAATGCTTCAGCAAGTCAAGAATAATGACATAGCTATCAAGATTCGAAGCACCAATGGTAGTCAGCATAATGTCACCATTACTTCCTGAACCCGATGTATTTTGAATACCTCCAAAATCACTAAAGTCCATATGCCCATTACTGTCTTGAGCCAAGGCAATAGCTATCGTATTAGTCGTTGCATACCAAAACAATTGAACCTGAGTAAATCCCACAACGGAGTGATGAATCTTGTCAATGAACACGCCACTACACGCTGTACCATCTTCACGAGCATTCAGTCCACTTACATCAATTTTTTGAACTGCCGCTTCTCCGGTGCCATCACTAAAATTTGTAAGCTGAATTACGGCCCTATGCGTACCATCAATAATGGTAGTACTTGTTA